GCCCAGGTTGGCCACAGCCAGTTTGAGAATTTCGATGTCTTTTGCGTCGGCGCCGGGGCGGTACTTGCCCATGCGCAGCGGCATACCGAACACTTCGGCAAAGGCCAGCCAATCCTTGACGGTGTAGCCTTTGCACATGTAGGCCCAGGCGGCGAGACGGGCGAAACCACCCCGAATGGGCAGGCCAGACTTAAGGCGCGGGGTATGGACGATGAACTTGTAAGGCGAAAGCTCAATGCCTTCGGAGAGATTGGCATCGTCGCGCAGGCGCAGCTTGCGCAGCGATACGCGGTCCCAGCAAAACCAGTGCGGGTCGCGGTGCTCGTAGGCCGTAGGAAACCACCTCTTACCGGAGCGGTCCCACATGATTTCACAGGCAGCAAAGCCTTTACCGAGCGCGTCGAGTAGATCTTTAAGCAGCCAGCGGAAACCGGCTTTTTTGACCATGTCGCGCACGGCATCTGCCAGCTCTGTATCTTTGGTGTCGTCGGTTGCGGACTCCACGGTGACCGGTAGGCGCGAGACGGCGAGTTTGCGCTTGCCCAGCTCGCAGGCGTAGTGCAGGTCACGCTCCTCCATCTCTTCGGCCAGGGTCAGATAGTCGTCATGATCGCCGTCGCCCGCATCGCGCAGCAGCGCCGCCAGGCGTTGGGGCGTCAATCCCGATGCGACGGACTGGTTCCAGACGGTGCGCACGCCGGTGAGTGACGCCGACGCCACTTCACGGGTCAACTCGTTTTGGCGTATGGGGCGGCCGGAGGCGTCGTATAGCAAGACTTTTTCAGGCATGGCTTACCAACACCCTTTCCCGGCGCCAAGGCCCGCCGTGGCCTTAATAGGCCGGTTATCGTCGTCCATGCGTGAGTTGCGCCGCACGGGGTGGTAAGCGTATTCAGCCACAAGATTGCACGCGGCGTATTCTCCGAGCACCAGTGAAATGGCGAAGTCCCCGTGGCGGTAGAGATCCGGATCTTTGAGGTCTTTGCGCTGAACTTTGGGGACCATCGGAATCCCGTCGATGGTTTCCACGGCACGCAGGTCGGATTCCACGTTGGCGTCGCGCGGAAGATCGTAGATTGCGTCTTCGAAGCCCTTGGTCATCCGGGGCATCCATTCGCCGTACCACTTGCGAGATAGATCGATCTGATGAATCAAGCTTGGTCCGAAGTGGTCGGCGGTGAGTTCGGCCAGGCCCAAGCCCCGACCGGTGGCGTCGATGGCCGCTCCGCAAAAACGCGGCAGTGCTTTGAACAAGGCCCACAGGATCTGCATCTGTACGCCAAGAGGAGTGTTTTGTAATTCGATGACAAAGGGCGCGCGACGCATAAGTTGCTGGGTAATCGCAAGGGGCGTAATCACTGAAAAATGACGGTGGCGGGCGAAGTCCATACCGGCCACGTGACGCCACTTTTCATCGAGCATACTGTAAAGTGGAACCAGATTGGCGGTGATCCAGGCTTCACCCCAGCGTTTGCGCTCTTCGGCGCTGAGCTGTTCGAATTCATCCGAGCACACCAGACGCAGCACCGGGCGCGCTTCCGGCATGGCGCGATCAATCCACACGCCGGGAATGCACATGCCGCCGGAGTCGCGCGGGATGGCGTCAAGTTCTTCGCGCATGGCGGCCGTGCGTGGACCGTAAGCATTGTGGATGCGGTTGTACCAACGCTTTTTATCTTCGACCGTGGGCTTTTCGCCCTTCATCATGCAAACGCGCTCGAACAGGCCGTTTTCAACCGCGTCGTCGAAGGTCACTTTGTAAACAACGGCCTCGCTTTGATCTCCGTAAAGACCGTTTCTGACATCACGCACCAACTGATTGAAGGGATTCGATTTGCCGTTGTGGGTGGAGATGACGACGATTTCGCCGCCCCAGATCAGCAGGGCCGTGGCGGCGTCCAATACTCCCTGCACATCGGCGTGGAACGCGGCTTCATCGATCCTTACCTTGCCTTGCAAACCGCGTATATTGGCCGGACGCGAAGAGAGCGCCACGGCCTGAAAGCCCGCGGCGGTACGGATACGGTAAGCGGCGATGTACTTGGTATTGCCGTTTTCGTCTTGATCCGCGAAGAGAAACTCTTCGATCCCGGAAACGCCTTGCTTCTGGGCGACGGCGATGACGCGCTGAAACTTGGCGATATAGCCGATGTACTCCAGACCTTTGTCTTTGGTATCGCCGATGTAATACACATTGTCGCCACCGGCGCTCTTGCGACTGCCGATGGTGATGGCATCATCCAACGCGGTGGCAAAGGTTATGCCGGTACGTCGGCCCTTTTCACAGACTTTGATGGGGGCTTTAATTGAGATCCAGGCAGACTGGTGGCGCATGAGAACGCCTTCCGCCAGTGGGTCGAACCCATCGGGGATCTCCCGCACCTTGGCCGGGAGTTCTTCCCAGTCGATGATACGTTGAGTATCTTTGAGGGGTGCGAGGTTCGCCACTAAACTACTCCCAATACTTTTTCGCGCCAGAAGCGCGCTTGATCTTCGCTCATACCCTGGGCAGAGGCAGTTTCATCGCCCTGGACAAATTGCGATCGCATTTTTTCAATCAGCTCCATGCACTGCTTGGCCTCTTTGATACCAGCCAGGTTCACGCCGGAGGGGGAGCTGAGCAGGGCATTAATTTTTCTATCCAGAGCGTCCCGCAGGGCAGTAATCGCTTGCTCAGGGGTTTGAATAACCCTTTGCTCGGCCGGTTCGGAGATCGTCGCCTCCTGGGGCTCTCGCTGCGTTTTGGCGGACGCTTGGGCGGCCACCTGTTCGATGCGCGCGAATGCGTAAACATCCTGGGGGTCCGGGGATGGCGAATCGAGAACCTTGCGCAACAATTTTGCCCGGAGCTGCACCGTGCCGCGCCGGATGTCGGAAAGCTCGCGGCGATATTCCTGACGGCGTTCGGTCCATCCGCCGTCCGCGCCCCAACGTTTTAATTGGGTGGTCGATACGCCGGTGGCCTCGGCAACCTGCTCGTAGGTCAGGCCGTCGATGATATACAGCCCCTCGGCGCGTTCGCGGATCTCCCAGGAGATTTCAGTCGGCATTTACTTCCCCAACGCTTTTTGGATGGCACGGACTTCGTGGCCGATCTCGTTCCAACGGATACGCAGATTGGCCAGTTCAACGGCCTGCTGGGCGGCCTCGTCGGCACGCAGATCTTCGATTCTGGCAAACGGGTCCAGGCAGTCGCGGATACTGGCCACAAGCCCTTTGATGCGCAGCTCGGTCTGCTGCATTTCGTTTTGCATTTCCAGTAGGCGGCCCTTGAATTTCAACGTTTCGCTCATAAATTCTTTCCTCCGGCGATCTGCACGGTTTTCTTCTCGATCCTCAGTGCCGGGCAGAATTGATTTTCACGGATGTCGTGGGTTAGACCGGTTATGACCTGCGTATTTAGCACCACCAAATCCTTCAAATCGCAGGCCACGCTCTCATAATCTTTGACGAGCTTGACGTTGTTCAGATACATGTCGCGTATTTCGTCCATGTATTTTCTATGTTCGGTCAGGATGCGACCATATTGCTGCTGTTGCAGCCAGATAATCACCAGTAAAATCCCGAACGGTCCCCAAGATTTTCCGATTTCGACCAGCGCTCCGATATTGCCCAGCCCTTCGGTCATCAGTCCTTCTCCGCTTGTGATTGGCATATTACGCAGAGCCGACAACCCCTGACTGCCCTGCGCCGCTCTTCCGGGATCTCGTCGCCGCATTCGTCACATATTACGGCCGACTCTTCCGTTATGGCTACTGCCGCCGCGCGGCGATTGCGCAGGGCGGCAGCCAGAAATACTTCTTCGTTGGCCTGGGCGTAGTCGGCTTCGTCCATCTACATCCCTACCGGCGCCTGAGCCTGCTCGATGGTGCCGACCGTGGGAATCCCGATGACATTTTTTTGTTCCCACACCGACCGTTCAATGCGCGCGCTGATAAATTCCGTTATGTCGGTCACTCCTTGGGCCGCCGCCTTGATTACTTCCGGAGCGAGGCGGCTTTGCACAAGACCGACTGCCTGAGCTTTAAGGGCTGCGCGTTCATCGGGAGTAATTTTTCCATCCGCAGCGGCAGCTCGTAGGCCGTCCGCGACGGTCTGATTCAGCTCGGCGACCGTTGTATCGGCCATATGGCAGATGCGCTGGAGCGCGCCGTTGACGGCCTCGTTCTTTGTGCGACTGCGCACATATTTGGCCAGTTCGGTCAGCCCCCAGGAAACCAGGGCGGTCAAAAGGGTGGCTGCAATGGGCAATAGAGTGTCGGCGGCTTGAGCGACAAATTCTTGCATAATAATCTCCTTACTCTCCAAACCTGATGATCAAAGTACGGGGCTGTTTCGGATAGGTAATTACTTCCGCAGGAAGTGGAACGGTGTATACAACCTCGTTGCTGCTGGCGCTTTCGATCTGCCCTTTATATGCGCGCACCGTAAAATGATAGGTTTGTCCGGCGGATAAATTAGGGATTGTGCAGGCAGTGGCCGCACCTTGCCAGGCGGGTTTCGAGTAGTCGAATGAGCTGTTTTCCGGGGCCACGAACAGGCGATAACCGTCAGGGGCGGGTGTCACGGCGTCCCAGGCCAGGGTGACTTGATCGGCATGGGCCAGCATGATGCCGGTCATGGCCAGGATGGAGGCGATCAGAACGATCAGAGTAATTTTTTTCATGGTGTTCTCCTTGTGCCTGGGCGTGGTGGGCGTTTGTTCTGCCCACCACGCCCTTATCCATTTGGCGCCCATCGCGCCGGTGGTATCAGTCCAGAAAAATTTGAGCGATGCGTTCCTGATCGTCCAAATGTTTGAGCAATAACGTGTAGTCGTAATCCGATAAGAGCCGTTCCGATGGCACAGCATCGTCGAACGAGGTAAACTCTTCCATCAGAACCAGGGCCGCTTTTGCTTTGCGCGATAACGATCCGTATTTCTCGGCTGCGTATCGTCGCGCAACGGCATAGGTGACGCCGGTTTTACGGACGGATTCAATCTGCGCCTTTACGTCCCGGATAAATACCTGGGCCTCTTTGGCCGTGTAGATATCTTCAGCCAGCAGTCCGGTGTTTGCGAATTTCAGCATACCTGCTGCGGTTTCAGGCGTGGTGCCAATGCGACCGGCAATATCGCAGATCACCGAATAGCTGCCTTGCGGGATCGTTTCGCATACAGGGGTTTTCGTCGTTTTCAGGGTGAGGCATCCGGTCAGGCAGAGGCTGATCAGCAGTAGTGTGAGCGTTTTTTTCATGCACATTTCCTTTCGCAGTTGATTGATCCCATCTCTCCTGGCAGATTTTTGTCCGACCAGAATGCCGGGCCGCCAAAGTTCGAGACTGCCTGATAGTACACGTGCGCTCGGCGAGTGCGTGCCCGCTGCAACCAGGGCCACTGCGTTCCCGCCTCGATCAGGCGGAGCGCATTGTTCAAAAACACTCGATCCGCAGCGCGTTTATCGTCCAGAGTCTCTCCGGTGTGGTACATATAATCGTGGATGTGGCAGGCGTCCGTGATGCTCAGCCCTAAAAGCGTGTCGGGCACAATGTACCCGCCCCACCCTTTCGCGCCGCATCCGTTGCAGATATCCGCTCGTTGAGCGGGAGTGAGTTGCCAATATTCGGGGGGCGCCCAGAGCAAGACCGGCGTTTCTTCTTTTTTCATCGAGATACCTCCCTGCGGAATTTCTCCAGATCGAATTGCCTGCCGGGACAACTTTTCGCCGGATTGAATTGCCGGTGGCCGAAGACTTTATCTGCGGGGATGTTGAAGACGAACATCAGCGCTCTCACCAGCGCCAACCCACGCCGCCATTGTTCCTCCGGTGGCGGAGCGTTGTCGAAATTGCCCACAAAACATACGCCCAGGCTATCGCTGTTCTGGAACTCGCAATGAGCGCCGATCATGTTGGGCATGCGGCCGGCGAGGATTTCGTAATGACCGGCGATCTGCTCGATCCCAAAATGGTAGCCGATATCAAGCCAAGGCTTTTCTACCGGCACGCCATCGCGGATCAAATCCGCGACCGACGAGGAATCGATGATCGAACCTTCGACGCGATACGAGGTATGAAAACGCCGGATGGCCTGCCAGTCGGCTGCACGGCCATCGGGGGTCAAACTGTGGTGGAGGATAATTCTATTGGGTCGCATTTCTTCCGCTCATGGAAATGAGGGGGATGCTGGAAAGGCTGGAAGGCAGTGTGGGCTGAATTCCTGAACGGGGTGAGTTACCTTCCCAGCATCCCGTTCAGGTTTTTATTAACTGGAAGAGTAGAAGAAAAACAATGGGTGGAAGTAGAAAGTTTCCCACGGCGTGGGAAACTTTTTTCGAATTAGTTTAATTCGGCGGGAATTTGATGCTTCTGATCGTCTTCTAACGTGATTATGCCGAATTCCAGCCGGGCGCCAAGTTCCGGCGCCACCAATTTGAGCCAGCGATAGACGGCGGATTGGCTTAAACCCAGTTCTTGCTGGACGCGCTTAACCGTCACGCGCCGGTGGCGCTGGATCAGCAGCGTCAGTTGCACGGCTTTTTGGATGTTGTTCGACATATTACTTCGATTCCGGCGTGATCATCCATGTGGTTATCGGGAGTTTGTAATGCTCAATGATCGAGTTGAGCCTAATCCAGTAGCGTAAATCGTCCTGGTTTTCTAAGATCAGGACGATGCCTGGGCGTTTATTGCTACGCATGCCGTAATCGAGGCTCTGGGCCAATGCCTCGCGCCATTTTTTAGCAAAATCGAATTCAATAGCATGCGTATCCGTCACGCAGTCGCAGCGCGTGCGGTCGGGCATAACAACTTCCATTTGGCCCTTATTCTCTGCGCACCAGCGCTTCTGGTACCACTTTTCGAGATGCTGATGATTCTCGGCATGGGCGGTGATACTGATGGCCAGCAGGATTATCGTAATCAGACATTTCTTAATCATGGTTGTTACCTTCCATTGGGGGCTGCAATGGTTCGAGATCGTCTTATATCCTGGTCCATATATCTACTTTTAAATTTCTATGCTCATAGGCCCATTGATCGAGATACCAAGAGCAAGCCTTGAACCACCCGCGTTTTGAACCATCAGCCTTTAAAGCTTTTGTATACTCTTGTCCGGGCTCTCCATCGTATTTTGACTCCCTGCTTGAGCCAATCCGCATGTATTCCTTAATTTCGCCGGATAGAATAACCCTTGGCAAATAAAGCCACCAGGGCTCTATTGATACAGCAAGTTTGTCCGCCACGCATAAACGAGAATAATTCATGCCGTGACGTTTTGCCATAAACCGGCTATGGAATAAACAGAAGTCATACCACTCGATACCGAAAAATATCCCCATCAAAATAGCGCCGAAATACGGATGCTGTTCACCCTCCGAGCCATCCATATTTGGTTTTCCGACATATCCTAAATCATGAAGAAAGAAAGCCAGCCATAGACGAGGGTCAAGCGGGAATCCGTAAAGTTTCCACCAGGCAATGGCCACGAAAAAAGGATGGATCAGGAATTGGTGCGCGCCGAATAGGACGCTTTTTGTGCCGACATTCATGATTCTCATGCTTCACTCTCCCCGCGCCTCTTTTCTACTTCCATCATTCAGATCTCCTTCCCGATGCCCTTGGTTGCCCGGCGCAACCGATCAAAATCATCCTTACTGGGCGTCCAGACCGGCTCCTCCTTGCGCTCCACGGTGCCTTTGCGCTCAGCCTGGTTGTGCCGGACTTCAACCGTGCGGTCGATCTCGTCGGCCTGATCATACGCGATGCGCCGCAAATAGCCGTGACTGGTCAATGGGAGCCGAGAAGGTGGCCGCTGGAGGATTTGCTCCAGGGCCTGGGATCAGGCCCGCGAGCTATTCGGCCGCGCGGGCTTTTTCTCCCATTGGATGTGGGTGGCAGTGATCATCTCCCGCAGTTCGTGGAGCAACCGCAGCGCTTTATCCCATCGCAGTCCGCGGCCACTCTCCGGCCGAAACAGCGCCAAATAGGGCAGCGCCCGGCGTCCGATCTCGGCGGGCAGCTCGGCCACAATCGACATGCATTGACGGGCGTCGGCGTCGTTGGTCCAGCTTTCTGCACTATGGATCGCGCCACAGGATGGGCAAACTAAGCGCATGCTATTTCTCCACCTTTGAATCTCGATCCAGTAGTAAATATCCCGCCGCCGCGCTGTACACGGCCCACTCAACGCTTCCGTTGCCGCCGCCCTCGTCGATTAACCGAAAATCACTGTTTCCAGTGGCGTGCAGCAACGGATAGCTCCAGATCTCAGCAACGGTTCCCACATTGTACCCGGCCCGAAATGATCGGTCCGCGTCGATCAGATTTAACAGGCCGCCTACTGCCAGTTGGGTTATAAAACCGATGCGGCCAAACCACTGCCGACTCTCTCCGGTGAGCGGGCCGTCAATTATTTCGCTGGTGCCGTCCATGTGCCAGGGTTCATTTTTCAGCTCTAAAAATGCAACGTGCCCGGCGCCGTGGGCGACAAGCGACGTTACAAAGCCGCCCGCCATTTTTAGACATTCCGACCCATCGGCTTTGCGCAAATCATCAACGCGGATGCCGTTCACGGTCCACCCGGCGCAGCCGGAAATGGTTGCGGCGATCACGATGGCACAGATGATGACGGAAAATCTTTTCATGGGTCACCTCCCCACCACGGCCAGGCGCGGCCGCTCGTGCTGCCAGCGGCGAAGGTCGCGCAGGGCCTTGACCGGGATTTCGGCGGTACCTTCTATCCAAGATTGAACCGTTTTTAGCTTCGCGCGGCCGGTAATTTCGGCCACAGTTTCGGCCGTCAGGCGGTGGCGCTGGACGATGGCCAAAAACTCGTCGGCTGGTTCGTGGCCGATTTCGGCCGTGGCCTGCGGCCGATTTTGGCCGTCGCGGCCGGTTTCGGCCGTTGTTGTGATTTCAACGGTTTGCGCTGTTTCGCCCGGTTCCTGATTCTGCCGTTCGGCCGTTTCAGCCGTGGCCGATTTCTCGCCGTGGCCGGTTTCGGCCGCGTGGCCGATTTCGGTCGTGGCCGATTTTGGCCGCTCGATTTCGGCCGGTTTTGGTCCGCCGCAGGCGGAG